CCACCTTGACCTACCTTTCTTTTTTTATAGTGCTTAGGACTAAGCTTATTTCCAAACTTTGTATTTTTACTTTGACCCTGACGAGTCTTCTTTTTTCCGTTAGTTCTTTTTGCTTGAGGCAGTAATCTTTTCATTTACTTTTTCTTTTTCTTTTTCTTTTTTTTTGTAGTTCCTGTTCCGTATGCCATTTTAGTTCTCCCAACAATTTATTCTATCTTTAGTAAATTCCATAGTAATCCAACCCGTACGTTGAATCCCATAAAAGCTATAACGAGCATAGTCTGCGTATCTGAGGAACGACCCTCCTCTTACATACCATTTACGTTTTAGACTTTCTTCTCCGTCTTCTATTGTCAATGAATCAATTGGCTTACAATACAACTGATGATTATGTCCTAAAAAGTATACATCGCCATCAGAATAAACCGAAGCCATTTTATCTAATTCTGTGTCTCCGTTTTTAGCTCCACTTTTTCCGTGTCCACTAACAAGAAACCAATCTTTGTCACCAATAGTGATTTGTGCGTATCCAGGCAATCTAAAATATGGAACATCCATTTCACTTGCTAAAGTCTTACATACATCAAAATCTAATATGTTAAAACTTCTTAGATAGTCGTGATTCCCTCCTCTTATAAATAAACACTTATCTTGTATGGGTTGAACAAGCTTTAAGAACGAAAGATATTGTTCTTCTGGTGGAATTGCCTGTCCTCGTTGATTTATGTTATAATTAGGGGGAATCAGTTCTATCATATCTCCGTTACCAAACCATCGTGCGTTTGGGTCTTCATATATAACTTTAATTGCTTCCTGAAATTTCTTTAAGTCAAACTCGTGAGCTCCAACATGTATATCAGTTAATCCGTGTACACGTAATTTTTCATCGCTTTTTATTTGAAATAACTTTCCTGGCTCAATGTGTTTCTTGTCGTATTCTTTTACATTAGAAGGAATAGGAATAGAAAACCATTTACCGCAAGACTTACAGCTAAATTGTTGCTTAACAGTATCTTTGTTTCTTTTCTTACCTTCTTTTTTTGTCAACATACTACTACAATGTGGACATATCATTTGCTTTCCTCCTCGGAAGTTGTTTCTGGTAGTATAGCTCTTGACGCTCCTTCGATTTCGTCTGGACTAAATCCTTGGAACATACCTACGACTCCAGTTTCTATTTTTTTAACTTGATTACCCAATGTACCGATTGCTTTTCCTAGTTCTTTTAAGGATTGCAACGCTATATTTTCGTCTTCGCTTGTATCAGCTAGTTGTTTTAAAGAACCTAATATGTATGAATGGTCAATACCTAGCTCTTTAGCTATCTCTTTTGAAGTTTTTTCTATTTCAGTCATTACTCGCTCCTGTTTAAGTAAAATTACAGCTTTTTTCCTAGCCGTGTTACGATTTTTTTCAGTAAATGCTTTCATATAAGCACTCACAGCATCTTTTCCTACTGCCACGCTCGTGGCGAAAATTTTTTCTCTGTTTGTACAATTGGACCTCTCCTTTACCCTAGAGGAAGTATTCTTGATTTTGGTGCTAAATGTGTAGCGATTTGGGTGTTTCTCAAAGTCTGTGTCCATGTAAGTTTTCTTAGAGTTGATAAATGTGCCAACTACAGTTCTTACATAGCCTTTAGATTGTTTATAATTTTTAGAATCTTTTGGATGCGATAGATTTTCGGAGACTTTAAGAAGTTGAACAATACGACCATCATCACTCTTTACCCAATCACCTTCCTTTGCATCTCTCCATTCGGAGTGAAGTATCCCTTTGGGATGGTCCTTCATAAACTCTTTGTTTGTATCATAAACGTAATGTCTTGTATGTTTAATTTTTCTACTTTCCACGTTGCTTCGCTAATTGTTTATGCAAGGATTCAATCAAATACATAACATCCTTATGAACCCAATGTTTAATTCCATTAATTTCTATGGGTACACTTTCGATTCCTTCGTCAGCATCGCCATCATTTTCTACATATTCCATTGTCATCTCTTCATCTTCTAAGATTTGTTTAGACAACTTCCTTTCTAGCTTAACCAAGCGCTCAATATGTCCCAAGATTCGTTCCTGGTCCTTTTGAGATAGTCTTGCTAACCAATTTATTGATGTACCCATACATTTTTTCCTTGACTTGTACTACAAAACACTTTATCTTTGAGCAGTCTACGTAGCTATAGTAGATACTAGTAGATATAGTAGATTATGTAGATTTCTTTTTCTTTGGTTCTTTCTTTTTCTTTAAATTTTCTTGAACCTGCGCTATAGCATTTTCAAGTAGCTTCTGATTCATCTGGGCTTTTTCTGCTTCTTTTCTAGCTACTCCAGTTAAACCACCGCCACCTTTTAAATCTTTACTAGTTATCGTCATACAGACTCCTTTGTTTACATCTAATCTAAGCATACCCCATGTTATTTGCAACAAAAAATTGTAGGATTTTGAAGTAGCCCTACATACACACACCCTACCCCCTAAGTTGTGGTTGTTGATATATGAATTTACGTTGAAAATCAAATGATTGGAGAAATCAATGAGTAATACTATAGAACACGTAAGGTCAGCTATTCAGACTAACACTAGGCTTAAGATGGCTGGTGTAAGAACTAAAGTACAGAACTATCAGATTATACAAGATGGTAGAAGCTTACTTCAGTTTGAGTCTGAAGCACAAGTACATGAGTCATTGATGAAAGACCCACAGTATGCAGCACAGGTTGCAGGTCAGTCTGGATTCACAGCTCCAGGAGCTAGCTCTAATACGGATGCTAAGTTAGACGCGCTATTATCAGGCGTTCAGACTTTAGTTGATGCACTTACACCAAAAGACTAATCGTCTAGGTCTAGGGAGTACCTGAAACAGAAACTCCCTTTCTTACTCTTTTTTACACTTCCATCCATTAATTACAGTAGAATACATAGCAATATGTGTATAATATGTGGATATAATGTAGATACATAGAGATATAACACCCTATATATATAGAGATATGTGTATAACATGGGGATAAACTAGAATTAGAATTACTTTAACCTATAAACTACATGGAGGTATGTATGTATATACGATTAGAGAAGTCCTTAAGTGGTCCTTATCTTAGGATAAGCTACGAGGGCAATGGTATGTGGTATTATCGTTTGAGCGGGTTATGCCCAGATGATAATGTTGATACCTGGACTATGATTGATGTAGTCCTACACTTTCTTAAAGATTATTAAGAGAGTCATAGCCTTTCGTAACTGAAGGGCTAAAGAAAATAGAGAATTAAAGTTTAATCAGGATAGGGTTTTAGGCTTAGCGGCCTTCCACAATTCCCAGACGTGGGCGTTAGTGTCCGTAAGGGATATCTATTCTGGTTAAAATTAGGTGAAGCTTATACCTCTTATGGGCGTTCGTAGACTATGTGAAGTAGTTGAAACGTAAAGAGTCTTAGATTTAGCACAGGGTGCTTAAGTCCAGTTACGGGAGATGTAAGACGAATGAAATATTTGCACAAATCGAACATGTAAATCCAGGCATTAATGTATAAGTGTAGCCATTAGATAAATTAGATAAACTAGATAAATAGAAAAGAGGTAAATATGACTTATTATGAATTAGGATATGAACGTAGAGATAGATTGTTTAGTGATTATAGAATACTATATAAACAATACTATGGAATATCTATGAGTGATTTAAAGATGCGTAGGTTATTAATTAATAATATAACCGATAAAGATTTAAAAATACGTATCAAAGCTTTAAGAATGTTATTAGAATTACACGATTAAATATTTAAGGGGCGAGACTCTACTTAATATCAGTTAGTAGTATATCTCATTTACCTCGTCTTGTCCCTTTAATTTAAAGAATTAGAATACGGCTATATTAGTGGATAACAATGTAACATCATGCATAATCCACCTTGAGGCAATTAGATATCTAATGTATATCTGAGTAGTTAGGCAATGGTCAAATGACTGAGCAAACCTATGTCAATCAAGATACCTACAAAATGCGAAACGCGCAGATGTATCATATAGGTATTGTAGGGGGATAGCTTCCCAATGCGTAATCCTACTATAGACGTATTTTAATATTTGTATAATAAACCAAAGTAGAAAAGAGGTAGATATGAAGAAAAGAGATTGGAAGACATATAACTGTAGTAAACAGAATTGTAAGAATAAAAGATATAATAAGAAGCTCAAACTATGTAAATATCATTATCAACGTAGTAGAAAAGACATAAAAAAGATTTATAATATTGATAAAAGATTTAAACACGAGCCTAAACATTATAGAGATTTAAAAAGATTTAGAATTAAATATAAATATGTAGCAGAATGTGTTTTATTAGTTAAGTGGCAACAAGAGTATGATGAAGCTGATGATAAAAAACAAAAGATTATAGAAGCTAGAAAAAGATATATAATCAAAAGTAAATATAGCAAGCTTAGTCCAGACTTATTAAGTAACTTTGACAATAGTTCTGATATTAATTGTCAAGTTGTTAAAGATTATAAAGAACATATTAAATACTTAGAAGCGTTTGACTGGAGAAGTAGAATTGTTCTTAAAGGTAGAAGTAAAATGAAATACTTATCACAAACTAAAAAGAAAGAAGAAGAGGAAAATGATGAACAAATTTGAGATGGTAGAATATAGAAATAGAGTTAATAGAGAGTACGAAGAAAATGGTGAATGGGAATACACACATCCTTACGGTTATAAGGTTAATAATAATCCCAAGGCTGTAGCTATATTGAGCGGCTTAAATAATTACAGAAGAACACATTGGCTTGTTAGATTAATGCAAGACACTCGTTCATTCTTTAAGAAAAGAATAACTATTAAGATTGAGAGGAACTAATGTTTTATACTAAAAAGAATACTCAGACATTAAAAATATTAAGGCATTTAAAAACTTATGGAAACATTACAAGCTTAGATGCGTTTGAACATTATCGTGCAACAAGGCTAAGTGCTATTATATTTAGACTTAGAGAAGAAGGTTTTGATATTGATACTAAAAGAATACAACACAAAGAAGCAAACTTTGGTAAATATGTCATGCTAGATACTGAAAATAATGATAAACTATTTTATAATTATAGAAGGATTGTATAATAATTAGGCACGGGACTAGGATGGTCGTGTATTCATCCGATTTAATAATATTTCCTTGTATTGATATTATCAAAAATGTCCCGATAGCCTTAGCCTGAATAGGTGTTGTATTTAACCTGAAATATGTTTATATTGTAGTCGGAGGAATCAATGATAGATATACCTAAAATATATAACGATTACTTAGAAAAACTACGACATAAGAATAGAGAAAAATATTCAGAACATCGTGGTTGGTTCTCAGCTAGTGCAGCTGGTAGTTGTTTTAGAAAGCAATTACATAGAACTCAAGACTTACCACTAGAACCAATGGATGAAAAATCTAATAGATTATTAAGACTTGGAACTCTAGTGCACGCAGACTTTGAAGAAGCATTTGTAGATTATAAAGCTAAAGGTTTAGATGTAGTTACAGAACACCGCATAGAGATGCCTGAACTCAACGTAGTAGGACATTTGGATGTAGGAGTTGTAGACAAACAAACAGATAGTATACACGTGTATGATATAAAGACTGCAGGAGCTTGGAAATGGAGAATGAAGTTTGGTAGAAATCCAGACAAGAATCCTTCAATTAACTATGAATTGCAATTAGCTACTTATGGAATGGGTTTAGGTAATGAATATGATATTACTGATGTAAACTTATCTATAATGTGGTATAATAAAGATAGTTCTATGATGAGAGAAGAAAAAATATCTGATTTTTACATAGAAGAAGCATTTGAC